TTATCAAAAACTCAATGGGAGATACTTTGTTTACTTTGACGAAAGACACGCACTATTTGACATATCCTTATAATGAATTGCCGATTAGAAAGCTTATTGCGAAAAGTTATAATGTTCTCGGATTTATTTCATTTTTGAAAGGGCAAAAAAACATTGAATTGACGGCAAAATGGGGATATTCTGTTGATGTTCCTGATGGAATTAAATTTGCTACAATGATTTTAGTTTCCGGAATTGTGAACTTTTCAAACAATTCAGAAGGAGAAATTAAGAGTGAAAAGATTGGTGATTATCAAGTTTCTTACAAAGACGATCAGTGGAAAGATTTCGAGTTGGCTAAAAAAATAATTGGACAATTTACAAAATACGATGTTTGATAGATTATTAAAAGATGAATTTTCAACGAAAAGATTGACGACAATAACAGGAACGAGCAAAAAAGATTATGATGAGTATTTAACGGCGCAAATTGGAATGGTACAGCCGGCTGGAGATTTGGAGGAATTATCCGCGGGAAATAAAGTCGGACAAATTTTCATATTATTTTGCAAAAGGATAGATTTGCAAGTTAGCGACAAAGTGGTTGTTGGTTTGACTGATTATGTGGTTAAATCAGTAAAAGATTTCAACTATGGGAGTACACCGCATTTAGAAGCGCTTATTGTAAAATTATGAAACTGGATATTGAAATTAAGGGACTGGAAAGATTGAGGCGAAAGTGGGATAGTATGCCTGATAAGATAAAGAAGATGACGATGGACGCGCTTATGAAGTCCGGATACCAAGTAGAGCGTGAAAGTAAGAAAGAGACGCCAGTTGATACCGGAAGATTGAGGGGAAGTATAAGCGTGGCAGGATCACTGGCTTTGAGAGCCGAGCCACACGTTGTAATCAGTCCACACACAGCATATGCGCAATACGTACACGAGGGGACGAGATTTATGAAAGCAAGACCATTTATGACGCGCGGGTACGAAATGAGCAAGAATAAAATCAGATCAAATATGCGGCAACTTTTACGAGATATAATTAACGAAATGAAATGAGCAAATTTTCAACTTACGCACCATTGATACAGTCAAAATTAGAGGCACTGGAAGAGTCTGATAATGTGGCTCTTTTTGTCGATGTTAGATATGGACATAAAAAGGATTTTTCAGGATTTCCGACTGCTGAATTTTTTAAAAAAGCAAGCGGTGGAAATGTCGCAGACACACACAAGAATTTGAGGCAATGGGAATATACTTTGATATTGGTTTACGAGTTTAATGGAGAAAGCACACACGAAGAAGTTGAGGAGCTTATGGACACTTGCGTAGACAAGGTAATTCAGGCTTTTGACACGGATGATGACCTTGGTGGAACTTGCCAGCGAGTAGAGGTTGCGCCGGTACAATTTTATGATATAATATTAGAAGAGCCTTTCATCTTTGCGGAGTTCACAATTGTAATCACTGACTTTGTAAATCGTAATTAAAAATATATGAAAAAATTTAAAAACACTTCCGGAAAAGATTTATTTTTGCGAGGTTTTGGACTTATTAAGTCAGGAGAAATAATAAAAACTAAAAAAGAAATTAAAAATGTAAATATAGTAGAAATTAAGGAAGAAGTAATCAAAGAAGAAAAGCATAAATTTAAAAAATAATTTTTTATAAAAATATATGAATTACAAAGCAGATAGTGGATATTTCGCAATAGGGAAACAAACAGACGCAAACACAGCGGTAATACCGGATGTTTTTGTACCTATTCTTGAAGAAGATTTGACTAGCGACCCGAACAATGAAAGAGTAAAGCAGATGGTTGGAATAAATTGGAAGTCAAATTTGATATTGCAAGGAAAAAGAACGAATGGTGGAAAGTTCAAGATTTATGCAGACCCGGATACTATTGGATATTTTTTAAATATGAATTTAGCTTTGGGAACTGAATCGGGAGACGCGGATGGATACATCCACCCTTTCACTGTTGGAACTCCGGAATATTATACAATCGAAGTTTTGCGAGGAAATTATGTTCATAGAATTGTAGGGGCGCAAATAAGTAAATTATCAATTTCTTTCGAGAATGGAAATATGATTGTAGAGGGTGAAATTGTTGCAAAAGCTAAGTTCAACTATGGAACTTTGAAAACTGCATTGACGGGAGCGGGAATGGTTGAAGTTGTTTTTGATGAAAAATACGATGATAAGCCGGCGTACGGATTAGTTGCCGGTGATATTATCCAAACTTGGGTTGCTGGGGTTGCTACGGACATCACAATAGCAACTGTGGCGGCTGATTACAAATCTATAACCTGCGCAGCAACAACTGTGACGGCTGGAATAGGGGCGCTTATAACGCTTAAAGGGCAAACACCGAGCTACACTGCGCTAAAAAGACCGTTCAAATTTGGGCAAATGCTGGTTGGATTGGGAGCAAACGAAACGGCGGCAACGGCGGCGGCTGGAGCTTATGCAACAGCTACTCCGGTAGATGAGATAAAGATTGAAATTGACAGAGCACTTGAATCTAGGCACGCAAGCGGAGATAATAACCCGATTGTTTTAGAGGGTGTACCGGACGCAAGTTTGAATATTAAGAAATTATTCGAGCGCGCGGAAGATATGCAACAATTCAATGATATTGCTAAAAAGGCTTGTACTATAATCATAACCGGAGACGAGGTGACAGCTGGAAATTACAGTTCGATTACCATTAAATTCTACAACATAAAACCATCGAAAGTTGAAAATAAAACAAAGGTTGGAGAATTTATTTACGACGAAACTGAATTCAGTGTTGAGTATGATGATACGGACGCAATCGCAATCGATGTTAGCTTAACAAATGAGATAGAGAATTATTAAAATTAAAAATATGGAAAAATTAGGGACATACAAACGTCCGACAAAAGTAATTGATTTGCCAAGTGGAAAAAAAGTTGAAATTGTAGCTTATTTTTCACGAGATGAAATTGACGAGATCAGATCAATTATGGTAAAAGGGCAAAAAATAAAAGGCGCTGAAATATTGAAAATGGAAGCGCAAAAAGCAAGCGGAAATAATGTTGATGTAGCAGATTTATTTGGAGGAATGGAATTTGATTTCACAATTTTAAATGAGGCGTCAAAATTGACAAGAAGATTAGCGGTAAAAACTTTGATTGATGAGAATGGAAATAAGTATGAAGCTGATGATGAATCCATAAGAACGTTTTTTAATGAAGAAGATAGTTTGCAGTTGGATAAGGAATTGAATGAATTAAATAAAAAAAAACAGACGGAAAACAGCTTGCAAAAGCATTAGCATTCCCCGGCAAGGGAATTGAAATTCCGGAAGAGTATACTAGATATGTGATATGCAGGCGTATGGGCTGGGATTATTTTACCTACAAAGCTCAGCCTGCATTTTTCATAGCAGAAATATTCGATTGTATGAATGCAGAGCAAACGGCTAAAAAAATAAATGAATTAAAGAAATGAGCGATCAAACACAACTAGATATTGTACTGAGATTGAAAGATGAGATGAGTGGAAAATTATCCACAATAAATAAAGGATTGGCTGGAATTGGAAGTAATCTTTCTTCTTTCGGTGGAACGGCTATGGCGGGAATTTCTGCTTTGGGAGCTGGGATTGGAGTTTTGGGTGGAATGGCAGTGAGAAGCGCGGCTGACTTTGAGCAGACAAAAATTGCTTTGACCACTATGATGGGAAGCGCGGAAAATGCCGGAAATTTATTGCAAGATATTTCAAAATTCGCCGCGGCGACACCTTTTGAAATGCCTGAGTTGGCGACTACAACGAAACAATTGATGGCGTTTGGTTTTTCGGCAGATGATGCAATGGGAGGTATGAAAATGTTGGGAGATATTTCGGCTGGTTTGAATGTTCCTATTGGCGACCTTGCATATTTATTGGGAACTTTGAAAGCGCAGGGGCGTGCAATGACTATTGACATAAGGCAATTCGCTATGCGAGGTTTGCCGATTTATGACGCTTTGGCGGAAGTTATGGGGGTTGCGAAAGAAAAAGTTGGTGATTTGGTGACGGAGGGAAAAGTTGGATTTCCTGAAGTTGAAAAAGCATTGAAACTTATGACAGCAGAGGGAGGGAAGTTTCACGGATCAATGGCAGCGCAGGCAACTTCTTTGTCAGGATTATATTCAACATTAAAAGATAATGTTGGATTTGCTTTGCGCGAAATTGTTGGAATAAATTTAAAGGGCGAGGTTAGAGAGGGTTCAATTTTTGAAATGGTTAGAAATTCTGCAATATCATTCATAGCTTGGCTGGAAGCGAACAAGGAAAATATAGCGGCTTTTTTTACAAATCTTGTAAATGTTATTGTAAATTTCGGAACTCAGGCTAAAATATTTTTAGAGCCAGTTTTTAATTTGATAAAATTGTTTTTTTCAGATTTAGAAAATAGAAAAGCAATGATAATTGCAACACTTGGATTATTGACGATTGCTTTTGTTTCTTGGGCGACTACAACGATCATTGCTATGGCGCCAATGATACTTACGATAGGATTGATTGGAAGTGCTATATTCATTCTGGCAAAGGCTTGGGGTGAGAACTGGGGAGGAATGCAGGAAAAGACAAAAGCTGTTATGAGTGCAATTGTCGGTTTTTACAATGAGTATTTAGTTCCGTATTGGAATGAATCAAAAAAGAAATTAGACATAATGTTAAAACAGTGGAGGGATAACTGGGACAATGTAAAAACTATATTTCAGGGAGTTTGGTTTGCAATACAAGGAATTTTTCAGGTTGCTTGGGCTTTGCTTTCAGGGGCTTTCAAAATTGGCATAGATATTTTTTCCGGAAATTGGAAAAAAGCGTGGGAAGATGTTAAAAAAACTTTTGAAAATGTATTCAAGGGAATTTACACATTTATTGCAGGAATATTCAAGGCGATAATCGGAGTGCTAGGAACAATGATAAACGGGGCTATTGAGATGATAAATAAGTTGATTGATAAATTAAATAAAGTCAAGGGAGTTGATATTGGGAGCATAGGAAAAATAAACACATCAGATTTACAAATAAGTTCAATTCCACAGTTGGCGGTAGGGACAAATTATGTTCCGGAAGATACTTTGGCATATTTGCACGAGGGTGAGGCAGTTTTGCCAAAACAGTATAATCCGTCTGCAGGCAATGTAAATGGTGGAAAAACTATTGTAATAAATATAAACGGAGAACAAAACTATTACAACGATAAAAGTGTTGATAATCTAATTGAAAAAATTAAAGATAGCCTTTCCCGCGAGCAGGAATTAGCTGATTGGGGAATGGCGTAAAAAAATGGATATTATATTTAATTCATTGAATTTGAATGACGCGGTAAATTATTTCGTTGAAAATTCAAATCACGAGGATGTTGCAACGCAAGAAGTTGATGTACAAAAAATAGCGCGAACAAATGAAAGCGTTTTTTTGCGTAAAAATTACGGAACAAGAGTGATGAAAATGAAAGTTATTGTTAAAGATACTACGTCAGCAAACCTTGATAGCAGACTTGATATAGTAAGGCAAACAGTAGAGGCTTCCGGAAAAAATCTCGATATTGATTATGCCGGAGGAACAAGGAGATATGTTTGCACTGGTTTTATTAAAGGAATTGACAGACGCTTGACTTGGGCGATTATAGAAATTGAATTTCAATGTTATCAAGCTTTTGGTGAGGACACTTCATCGACTACGGAAAGTTTTTTGGACAAAACAACAAATCCTTACGCTGATGATATAGAGATTGGTGGGAGCGCGAACGCACAGCCGGATATTCAGATAACCATAAACAGCTTAACGGCGGCGGATGAAAAATTTATTCAATTAAAAAATACAGACAATGGAGATTACATTAAAGTGTCAGCTAATGATTGGGCGGCGGATGATGTAATTATTATTTCTACTCGAAATGCTACTGTTTCACGAAATGGAACTATTGTAGAATACTTGGGAATTATGCCGGAGTGGATACCGGGAGATAATAATTGGGAATACACGGATGATTTCGATGCGAGGCAAGTAGATATTCAATTCAGCTATAAAAAACGCTATTTATAAAATATGAAGAGGTACAAGTACGATATTTATGAAAATGATGGAACATACATCACTACTTGGAGCGACGTTGTAAGCGAGCCAAAATTTTCGGCTACAATAAACGGAGGATTGGGAGAAATGAAAATAATATTGCCAAGAAAATCAGATGATTTTGGAGAGTCGGACGATGTGGCTTTTCGCAATCAAGTTATTGTTAGATGTTTTGATGTAGACACGAATGACGGGGTAATTATTTTCAATGGCTGGATTTCTGGTTATGTTCCTGACCTTGGAGAAAAAAAGGAATATATTGAGGTTAGCGTGCTTGGATATGTGCAAGAATTGGCGCGCGTGGAGTTGATTGACGATGGTAGTGGCATAAATGACACACCAACAGCAGGAAACACAACTTTGGCGTATACAGATCAAGATCCGAGCGATATTCTTAAAGATATTATAGACAAGTACAATGTTTTGACCGGAGTTTTCGGTAAAGTTAATTACACGACAGTGGCGGGAGGGGACGCGGAAGATAGTATTGACGACACTGGAATTGTTGTAGATTATGAGTTTAAATCGACAACTATTTTAGACGCAGTGAATAAATTAGTTGAAATGTGTCCGGCAAATTGGTACTGGTTTTTGGATAAAAATAACGTCATTCATTTACATCAATTTTCTTTGACTCCGGATTTGACACTATTTGTTAAGAGAGATGTGAGAGAATTAAAACCATACAAGCGTATTGAAAATGTCAAGAATGTGTGTTATATTACAGGTAAGGAAGTTGCAGGTGAGAATATTTTTAGAAAATACGAAAGAAGCGCGAGTATTACGAATTATGGAAGAAGCGCAACGTTCATAAATGATGACAGGTTGACTGATTCAGACACTATGCAGAAATTCGCAGATGCAATTCTTGATGTTGATGATGAGCCGGAAGTAAGGACGCAAGGCGTGATAATAGATAATAACAATGATGATAATTTTGGAAAAGATATTGAAAGTATAGACCCGGGTAATGTTTTGAATATTCTAAATTTTTTGTCAAAAAAAACTTATACGCTATGGGGGCAGGCTCTGTGGAATGTTGACAAATGGGGATATGACATATCGAATGTTACGGCAACGAATATAAATATTGTAAAAATTGATTATACTCCGCAAGCATTAAGCGTTGAATTGAGTTCAAGATTACCATTCATAACAAGAACGGTAAACGAACTAAGAAGAAGATTGGATTTAAAAACAACCGTAAATAATCCGGATGCTCCGGCTTAAAACTATGGAAATAAAATGCCCGATAACAAATGAAGTTATATTAAAAATTACGCCAAATGGTATTATTCAGCGGGTTAATTATTGCGAGGTTTGGTTCAGTCTTGATGATGGAAGCCAAATGAAAGTTGCTATGAGCAAAAATGCTAAAAAAAATCTCAAAAAATCTCAAACTGATGAATTATTTTCAAAAATTAATATTGAAAGAAGAAATAAAATTTTGGCAAAAGTAATTACGAAAGAAAAAAAAGAAGAACAATTAAGCAGAATTGATAAAAGTAATTACAGCGACGTAAAAGATAAAATTGGAATATTAGTTAAAATTGATAAAAATGAAAAAATATGATTACAAAATCCTACACATTTACTAACAACACCGTGATTGACCCGGAAGAAGTCAATCAGAATTTTGATGATGTATTGGATGAAGTAAAGGGATCGCACCATAGAGATGAAGATGGGGCTTTGATTGAGCCGGCAGACGTTCACGTAGATTGGGGGCTTGTGCCAAAAGGAGGGATTATATTATGGAGTGGA